CCGCTTGGCCCGCATCTCCTCCTGGTCCCTCATCGCCCGGTTCCTTTTGGCGCATTTGGGCGAGCAGTAGAACTTGCCCCGGTACGAGGCGAACTCCACCCCGCAGATGATGCACTCACTCATCACTCCACCTCCATCGTTGCTCGCAGGGCGTCGCACTTGACGCACATTTGCTCGACGTGCTCGTACGCCTCGGCGTTGCGGGCGTTCTTTGTGTATCCATCGGCACATGGGCACCGCCAGCGGCCCAGGCACATCTCGGGCAGCCATCCGCTCCCGTCGCATCGGCAGCTCACGACGCCACTTCCCCACGGATCTCGTCTTGGCGGCGCATCGCCCAGAGGGTCCAGTCGAACTTGTCGCTCATGCTGGGTACTCCTTCATCGTCGGAAGGTTCGCTCGCAACCGCTCACCGATGTCGGGCCGGTGCTTGACGTTGTAGAAACGGTTGATGCCGTCAAAGTAGGCGAACTCGTACCCGTGGTCAAGCAAGATCGGCTCCCACTCGTGGTGGTTGGGCTGCAACGTGGCAGCGTCAATGGCCTCAATGCACCAGACCTCGGGCAGCCAGCCATCCCAGTCGGCACCTTGCAGCACTTGCAGCTCGTGTCCCTCCACGTCCACCTTGACGAACGTGGCACACTGGGCGCTGTAGTAGTCGTGCCTCAGCATGTCAAGGGTGATGCTGCACTTCTGCTCAAGGCCCAAACCAACGCCGGACAAATCGGGATGCACCCGCGACGTTGACCATTCGACCATTCCGAAGTGGTCGCTGATGGCATCACGCACGATCACGTCGTTGGGTCGAGCCTCGTCGTAGAGATCCCCGTAAGGACCAGGCTCCACGTTGACGCCGAACCAGCCACGGTCGTAGAACAGCTTGCCGACGTTCAGGTTGGTCGGATGCCCAGCGCCGATGTCGATGTAACACTTGTACGGTTTGTCACCGATGGCGTGCCAAAGCCTCGTGGACTCACAGTTCTGGCTCGTGTCGCCTTCTAGCCGGTCAATCGTAGGCGCTGAATCCATAATCGGGATCGCTCCTTCTCCACTCTTCACGGTCAAGCATTTCCTCGTACCGTGCTTCGCCATCGTCGTCAATGATGTGACACTCGCACTCGCACTGATCGCAGCCGCACACGTCGGGATGTGAGCAGATCTCGCCCGATGCGCTGATGCCTTCTGGTGCTTCTGGTTCATCGCAGGGGCAGTCCTCGCAACCCTCGTAGCCTGCAATCTGAGGTTCGTTGCCCGTCACGCCGGGTGGATAGTTGCTCATGCTTCCTCCGTCATGTGCTGGTGGACCTCGTGGGCCTTTGATGCCAGTTGCACCATCGCCCGCTCTTGATCTTGCTTGGAGTCGGAACCGAGCCAGTCAAAGATGGCATCCATGAGATCGCCGTAGGCGTCCACGAGGTAGTTCAGTCGCTTGATCTCAGCTCTGAGTTCGTCAAGGTCGGTCATGCTTCCTGCTCCAACGCATCGCGAAGCTTGACAAAGGCCACGGCGCCGACCTCAAGGATCGTCGTCATTGACACCTTCTCTTTGCTTTCCCGCATCCAACGCTCTGCTGTGCGGCGGTTGATTGACAGGTTGATGTCCCTACTTGCCATGCTGTCCCCTCCTGCTCGGCCATTCGGCGTCGAATCGTGCCTCGACCTCGGCAGCCTCTTCGCGTGTGGAGAAGTAGCCAAGGCTGTATTCCAGGTCGTCACGCTTGCGGCGTGCGTGCCACGGGTAGGGCAGCTCTTTGTGGACTCGCTTGCTCGGACTCACGACATCGCCGCCTCAGCCTCGTCCAGCGTCAGGTACTTGTCGGTCTTGCCAAACGGGTCAGTGAAACGGAATGTCCAAATCTCACCGTCCTGCTCGACGTAGACTCGGCCCCTCGGAAACTCCTTGACGTAGTACGTCTCCTTGTCGTCCCCTCGGTGCTTCTCGTAGCCGCCCTCTTGCAGCTCGATGAACAGTTGCTTGTGGTGTCCCATGATCCTCCCTTGGATCGTTGTTGCTTGTAGAAAGTGACCGACCGGCAAACCTTCAAGCCTGTGTGAACAATAGCTTGTTTGACGCTGTGTCTACGAAGCGCAGGTTCGCCGTCATCCTTCGGAGCAAGGGCTAGGCCGGTCAACATCTTGTTGTGCTTGGACTGTAACGACTTCTCAGCCGTTGTCAAGGCCAAATCGAAGATCCAGCCCAATCTCATCTGCAACGAGCACGAGACGCTCGACCTCTTGGCCGTCCTTCTCGTACTTGTCCATCTGAATCTCGCCGGACACGAGCAGCCGGGTGCCCTTGGCCCCGTAGTGGCTGACGTGCTCGGCCTGGTCACCGAACGCCTTGAGCGTGACCCAGATCGGTTCGGTTTTCCACTCGCCGTCTCGCTTGACCCGGCTGTTGAAAGCAAAGCTGGTGGAGAACCACGCGTTGCCGTTGCCGCTGACCTTCAACTCGATGTCCTTGCCGAGCCTGCCTGTTCCGTGTGCGTGCATGTCATTCCTCCTTAGAAGGGTGAGCCGTCGTAGGCTTCTTGCGCCGAGAAGGTCTCAGCGACTTGTTCAACACTCATTGGCTTGCCCTCGGGCTTGCCGATTGCGGGGTTGCGCTTGGGCATGGGCCTCTTGATCTGAGACTTGATCTGAGACACCGCCTCAGCGCCGCTGGGAGCCTCCTTCGGCGCCGGACGTGGTGCAGGAGCCTCACGCTTCTCCGAACGCTGTGGTGGCGCCTGACGCTTGCTGCTGGCGTTGCCATCGTCGTCGTCGTCAGCGACCAGACCGAGGACCGCCATGAACGAGTAGCGCCGAGCGTAGGTCGTGGCGCTGCCCATCCCCTGACTGTCATCCTTGGTCAAGTGCAGGCGCATCGAGTGGGCGATGAACTGGCCCGATGAGTGCAGCAAGTAGGTCGTGAGCACGTCCAACCCATCCTCGTTGCCGATGTGCTGGCTGATTGCCAGACCGTGCCTGCTGAGGATCGGTGACGCCTTCTCGACCACGACTGGCAGACCAGCGTAGTTGCTCTTGAAGAACGGGTTGGTGCTGTCCTTCGGGATGGCCGTGAACTCTGCCTGCGCCTTGACCAACGCTGGCACAAGCTCGTTGAGTGACTCACTCTGCATTGACGCTCTCCTTGATAGAGACTCGGCCAGCGCCATCTCGCAAGCACTGGTTCTTGAACGAGCAGTACGAGCACTGCCACCACCGGCTGCTCTCGGGGTTGAGAACCACGAGGTTGCCATCGTCGTCCACGGCCTGTCGCTCCGGGAGCACGTCAACGTGCAGGTCATCGAGGATCTCGGTCAGCCGTCCAAGTTCCTGATACGCCAGTGGCTCCCAAACCTCACGGGGGATGCGCCACTCAGCGATGATCCGGCTCATCTCGTCAATCTCCATGCGAGCTGCTGCCTGCTTGGAGATGGCTTCGAGGCTGATGTGCCCGATGATGATGTCGTCGCACTCGTTCGCCAGTGCGTTGAGAGCCGCCTGGATGACCGCTGAGCGCCTCGGACCGACCGGCGTGCCCAAACCCTTGTTGGAGAACCCGACGCTCTTCTTGAACGCCGTGCCGCCCATCGTCTTGAGTTCGTACAACGTGCGAGTGCCGTCAGGGTGGGTGAGGATGCCGTCGTAGTGACCCGACGTGATGCCGGGGATCTCGGACTTGCCCTCTTCCTCCCACGCTCCGCCCCAACGCTCTGCTGCTGCGGCCTGCACCTTCTCGTGGATGGTGGTGCCAACCCACGTCACCAGCGTTGCCGGTGCGTCAAATGGCTCGCCCTCGTAGCCGAGGTTGCTGTAGGCCAACTTGCGCCCACACGATCCTGCGTCGGAGTAGCGGAACGGGGTGTCGAACGCCTGAGCCTTGCGGCCCTTGGCCTCGTTCTCGTCCATCATCTCGCTCAGCCACACATGGCTGATGGTGGAGTGGCGCTCTGGCGCCTTCCAGTCGTACATCACACGACCTCCTGGCAACCGGCCTGCACTTCGGCCAGCTCTGGCACCGACCATGCGTACTCGGGGTACGCAAAGAACTCGGCGGTGCGGATCGGCAGCTTGACCAGAACGTGATCCGGGCCTGGGTCGTCTGCCTTGCACTGAGCGTCGTACAGGTCACGCAGACGGGACAGCTCGTTGACTGCATCCTGCAATCGGTGGCTGACCGCCTCGACCTGGCCGGCGAGCGATGCGAGAAGAGACTGATCTTGGATCAGATCTCCAATCGCCTTGAGCGTGGGATCGGTGAACCGAACCCGGTTGATGGTGTCCATTGCATTGCCTCCCTTAGTAGGTGATGTCACCCATAGTAAAGGAGTTCAAGCAGATGTCAAGGTTTTTCTTTGAGAGATGCAAACGTGGTCGTGGAGAACGTCAGCGAGGGTTGCCATTAGGCGTGACGGCTGGGGCAGATCGTAGAGATGTCCAAGGTCTACAGTCGCCCCGCAACGCTCGCATTGAGCGCACAGGTGCATGGGTTTCCTAGTCGGTCGAAGGTGCGAAGAGACTAGGAGTGTAGTCCTCCAACCGGACTCCCGCATAGCGTCGGCAGAGGAAATCCATTGAGATCTCCATGAGATCGTAGGAGCCGTTCTCAACCTGGTGCTTGACGATGATGCCTCGCCAGTACGCCTGCTGGGGGCCGAGGTAATCCTCGTCGTGCATGTAGAACGCACCGGCCACGAGGCCACGCTGCTGCTTGCCAGCGACGTACCGGATGCCGTGAATGAGCATCTGCTGATGACCCATCGTGAACGAGTGACCGATGGTCTTGAGGCGAGTCTCGATGTTGGTGCCACCGAACGGACGACCGTTCATCTGGTTGTAGAAGTAGTGCGAGTAGGCAACGCCGTCAAGCCAGAGGATCTCTCGGAACGGGACCACCTTCCAACCATGCTCGGCGTAGTTCAGGTCGTCGGTGCCGATGACGCCCTCGAGCTTTGCGTCCGAGCTGATGGCACGGTTGATCCTGTCCTCGTGGTTGCCGAGACAGATCCACCTATCGGGCTTCCACATCTTCTCTTTGTAGAGCTTGCGCTGAGTGTTGTACGTCTTGATGGGACCGTTGAGGATGTCAAAGCCGTAGTTGGCAGCGGCGATGTCGGCCTTGTAGCGTCGGCCTTCCATCTCCTTCTTGCCCACGTCGTAGGAAGAGAGGCTCGGCATGTCGGCGTGGTCACCGATGTGGATGATCTTGACGTTGGGCCGACCGCCGAAGTGATCGACAAGGTACTGACCAGCCCACTCAAGGTGATCGAGGGGCACACCAGGCTTGACCTGTGTATCGGGAACTACTACGTGTATGGGCAGGTCCGACATTCCAACTCCCTCGGTTACGGCATAACGCTTTGCGTTACCCTCGCTAACTCCGCTGGGGTGATTTGGAACGGGTCGCCTGGACAGATCCAACCCCCGTGTTCCCAACATCTTGCCACAAGAGCTGAGCAGATGAGTGCATCCCCGTTGCGGCGAAAGTCAAAGGCGATTGCCTTCGGCGTAAGGAGCGACAGTGCGATAGAAAAAATGGCTGCAACACTGTATTTGACGCCGACCTGTCGGAGTGCGTAGTCGATTGCCTTGAGTCGGTCAATGCCGGGGGGCGCTGGGCGAACGACGACATGCCCACGGGGGGCAACGTCCTTGAGATCCACCGTGACACAACGGCGCCCCATCTGAGTGCAGCGGATAGTGCCGTCAGAAGAGACGTTAGTGACGATGGCTGCGTGGTTCCAGTAGCGGTACGGTCGCCACGAGGGACGGAGCCACTGGCCGAACCGGATAAGGATGCCGAAGAGTCCCTTGGAGTGTGCAAGGACGATGTCACCGATCTGCGCCGTCATTGCGCCGCCTTTCGTGTTCTGCTTTCAGGACCAGGAACTCACGCTCGAGCCAAAGCATCTTGGAGTCACGCTCGTCGTCCTCGGCAGCCTCTTCCTCATCCTCAATGCCCGAGGTCAGGTGCGTAGCGTGGCGAGTAACGAGGAAGCCAGTGATGAGGATGGGGATGATCCCGAGCCAGCCCCACCAGCCGTAGTGGGTCGTCAACCTAACTGCTGCGATGGACAGGACCGACATCTTCGCCAGATCCCCAATGGCATCCATCATGCCAGCGAGGTTGCCTCGGCCAGCGTTGATCGCACGAACGAGGATAGTCCCCACTGTGTCCATCACCGCCATGCCAATGCAGCCAACGACAGAGAGTCCAACAATCGGCCAGAACATCAGCCATCCTTCTTCTGCGCCAGCTTGAGCAGGTCGTGTACGTCCTCGAGGATCTCGCTCTCTTCGGATACCTCAACGAAGATCGCCTCGGTCAGCTCGTGGAGCTGCTTGGTCAAGGCCCGGATCTCTTCGGACGTGACAGCACCAGCCTGGGCGAGCGCCGGTTGGGTGACCGCTGAATAGATCGTGAGGATGGCGAGCAGGTAGAAGTAGTGCGGGTCCAGTTGAGGCCACGCAATCTCAATCACGCAGATGACAAGACAGACGAACAGGGTTTGGTAGACGCCCTTGCCCGACGTGAACCACGCATCAAACCGCTTGAGAAGGATCTCTCCCCATTTGTGAGTCCACGCCTTCCACCGTTCGATCACTGATCGCGACCCTCGTGCACTCCTAGATGGTGCTCAAGGTCAAGGGAGATTCTGTCAACCTTCTCATCAAGCTTCTCAAGGTCGGCAAGGATCTGGTCGGCCACGGCCACCAAAG